GAATAATATCCGATATTAGGTAAACACCCGAATTCATTTCCAAAGACTAAACTAACATTCTGTGACGTGGTATTACAATTCTGATTTGGACCTTGTATTTTTTGATAATAATTACAATGTAATGAATCTGTAAATCCGGCACCTTTAGTAAATCTATATGTTATATACATAAATTGAGTATCACCTGTTAAAACACCTTGTTCTGACCCATTTGGTGTGACAAGTGCGACTCTGGGAGCGGGAAGTGTCCAATTCCTATTTGATTTATAAGACATTGCCGCTATTATCTCCTCATCATCTATTACTATTGTATGTAAATCAGGGAAAACTTTACCAACTCGATTAGGGTATCCGTCAACATTTGGGTTATTATCCCATAAATGATAATATCTATGACCAGGATTATTCATATCATTATTGAGATTTGAAGTTAAATAATGTTCTTCAAATAGATTTAATTCATCAAAGCCTTCGGGGTCAACATAAAACGTCTGTCCGCTACAACAACCATATGATGATTTATGCCACTGTAATGTTGGTAGATGAACTCTAAAGTTTCTAGCCATACCAACCGTGTTAGTTACATTTTCAGGATCAAAAGGTTGTAGTGCAAATTTTTCACCATATACAAAATCTATGGTATTATTTGTATAATGTATAATAGCAATGGTCTTTTGTTCGGAACCATTAACTGTGATTTTATCACCTAACGAATTATAATAATATACCGAATCACTATCTGTCTGTCCTGTACTATTACCATACCCAAAATATTCTTTACTACCCAAATAACCTGTAGAACCGAAATTTTCATACCCTTGATAAACGGAACCGTTAATTCCTGCCGGAGATTCGCTCCAAGGTATGTTCATATTCCATATATTAACGTTAAATAAATCAACATCACATACTGACTGAAAATTTAAAACATCTTGATTCCAATGTGGTTCAGGTGTTTGACTATCATATATTACAGTCATGCCTGATGGGTAAACCAAAGCTCTAGCATTTCCGTTTATTGACAATGTTGCAAAATTAGGTAGATAACGATCTAAAGTTAATGTTAATCCTGTAAATGAAACGATTCGGTATGTTAATATAGGATAACAACTTTGTATTGATAGGAAACAACCTCTGTCTGTTGGGGGGATTGGCGGGCAAGGATCGTATGTAGAATATGGAGAAGTACAAGTTCCCGCACTTGTTGTATAATCACAATCGCAATTTGTATTTCCGTTTTGATCAAAAAATAAAGTTATAAAATCACCAGCGGAAAATGATAATGTAGTTGCGGTATTACAAATATCTTCAATTAATGTTATTTGGTTATTACTATTACCGAGTGAACTCATATCAACATAATAATTTGAGGTTTTTACGTATTCACTTCCAGTTTTTGCACTCCAAGTTGTGGGTAGTGTGCTAGTATCAGCACTGAAAAACCCTCTCATAGGTGCAACATTAAAGACGTTACTAACAATAGAATCCATAAATGGGATTCCATATGTATTACCTTCATTTCCATCAACGTAATATGGGTATTTAATATTTTGGAAATTTGAGGCGGGTACAGGTGCACTATTCTGAGAATTAAACGCCGGATCTAAAATAAAGTTATTAACCTGATTTAAATTAGGTATTACATTATACGCAATTTCACTATCACCTATTTGAAAGTAACTAATGTTAAAATTACCTTGCGACATTTTTTCTCTACCCGCATCGGTTATTCTTGTATTTATTAAACCTGAAGTATTTTTTAATATGTAAGCCATTTATTTTAATTTTTTCATTTATTAGGTGATGTTTTCATGGTTGTTGAGTTAACATTTCTTGCGGTAACAACACAACAGGAACAACCAACAATTCTAGGATTTAACAATGTAAAGAAATCCAAAGATTCCAATATACAAACGTTTGGTGTTGTTTGATTTAATACAACATTTAAAGTACCCGTTATTACATCGCTATTTGATATAAATACTGACTCATAAGTTTTAGTTGTTGCCGTGGTATATTTTATAGATTGAGAAACCCCACAAAGATTGTTAACCGGTGTTGTTGTATTTGTTACTTGTTCAATTGGAATTATCCCTAAATCAATACCATTTTTTTTCAATTGTATTACAGAATTAATGGTTGCCGAATTTAATATAGTCGTATTAAAACTATTGTTTTGAGATATATTGAAAGTTATTATAGTCCCGCTTGGTAAGGTGCTAACCAAATTATTTTGATTATCCCTAACTTCTAAAGTAAAATTTAATGTTTTATTTTTTGAATTTGTTGTTAAAATACTACTATTAAAACTTAAAAAATAGTTTGTTTGCGCGGGGGCTGGTGACACTATGACACCTTGAGTAATAGTTGTTGGTGTGCTATCTTGAACCCATACACTATAAGTTCCTGAATTTAAATTACCAAATAACGGACTACTTTGTGTTGTTAATCCGTTATTAATTGAATACAATATGGGTGGAACTCCGTTAATTACATCTATAAAAATAGAACCCGTATTTGGAGTTTTTTCACAAATTGGTCTTTGTATTGTTATATTCTTAAATGACATACCTCTATTTGTACAGGGTCCATTAGTAACTAAAGCGTTTGCTGGTGGTCCTTGCACTGTATAATTACCTAATGGCGTTGTTGAATTAGTACTAAATATAAAATTATCGTCTATCATTACTTGCCATGAAGGTTGGGGTGTTAAGATCCATTGTAATGTATATGTAGATGACGACCAAGTGGGTTTACCGTTAACGTAATTAGGTGTAGGGTTAAATGTGTAATTTGTAGTTATAAAGTTTTTAGTTATAAACAAACACAATACTTGTGTATTAACAGGTAATGGTGTTGGTGTTTGGGTTGGGGTTGGTGTTGGGGTTGGTGTTGGTATCGGTAATGAACATACGGTAGTTGCAGTAAAATCAGGTCCTGTTAACTGCCAACTATAATCTGTAACTATAACCCCATAATTTAGTCCAGGGGTTGCGTTAATTGTCGGACCATCGAAACCATTATCCCACAATATCTTATATGGTGGCGTACCTCCTGATATTCCTATAGTTATAGTTGAGTTAATAATGTTAGGTAAACATTCAATAGTAAGAGGACTAATCGTCACAACATTACATTCGTTAGATCCTGTTATTTTAACACACGGGTATGTTTGATTACAACTTTGACAATCGGAAAATTCAGTAACTGTCACCGAACTTTGTAGGTATGTTGGGGAACCTGGGTTTACCTCACCTGAATTAATAATTTCAGTACACCCTGAAAAAATTTCAGGTATTTCAACATAATAAAAATCCCCAGTTAATGGAGAGAGAAAATCGGATATAATAAATGTTGTATTACTATCACAACATGATTTAAAATAGAAGGTTGCCATTATAATACATAAATATTAACAAGTATTTATTTCTGTGCAATCATCACAACTTTTCATAATCGGAAACGGAAAGACACTTGATGTATCAGTATTCGTTGTGTCATTCCAATCGTCTTCAACATACGTGTGAATTGGGGTTTCGTAATTGCTAATAACGGTTGTACATCCCGTATAACCCGTACCCGAACCTGAAACTGATGGGGGAATATTAACATACCATGAAATATTTGGAGTGAATCCAGTTTGAAACTCTTCGTTAAATTTAAACGTATAATCATAACAACAAGCACTAAAATAAGTCGGAGCATTTTCATCAAAACATTCTTGACAATTATCATAAGTATAACTTATTGTTAAAACCTCAGAAGATTCGTTTGTAAATTGGTAACCTGAATATATCCAACATTGTTCATTTTCTTCAAATTTAACCACCTTACCAATGTTCAATGATGGATCATTTTCAATATATTTACATATTGTTTCATCACTACAATTACAAAACGTATGAAATACATTACCAAAATATGAACATACAACATTTTGGTTTTTTTCGCAACCTGTTGTTAACTGTACAATTTTCACATTTAGTGCGGGGGTTCCACTGAATTGTGATGGTATTTGGTACACAAGAATCGGAGGTATAGTACCTACTACAGTGTCAACCAATACACAATTTATATTTAAAAAATCACAAATATAAATTTCATAAGGTGGTGTAAGACCCGTAACTTGTGATATGATGATATTTTCCATCGTTTAACAACTAACACAGTTTATGTCATATACTATTTTTAATTGTACTATTAAATTTTGATTCGCCAGTGGTATAGTTTCATCTTCACAAGAAGTGTTAACTGTTAGTATATTATTATCAATATCGATTATCACGTCGCCAACACCCGTTGCACCACTAATTAATCCAGTTATGGTATCACCCCAAAGTTCGACGGTCGGAGTTTCATTAAGTGTCGTTGCGGTATAGAATGATGAACTATAACCTGTTCCACCAACACTAGTGACCGCAGAAAAGATTGCATTATTTAATAAACAATCCGTACATCCTGACGTTAAATCTAAATAACCTTCAACTAACATTGTGTTAAAAGATCTTTCAGTTAAATTATTTGAACTGACCAAATTAGAATCACAAATATTGTAAATTACTGTTGTTGATAAATTAAAAGTACCCTCTAAGGTTATGCTATTAGACAGGGTACACCCACTAGCATCGGTAACTATTAATGAATACGTACCAGCTGATAAATTACTTACAGTAGTTCCAGTTTGTCCATTCACATTGGATGACCAAACTAACGTAAATGGAGGTGTTCCTTCAAAAATATTTGCATATATTTGACCGTTACTTCCGTTTGTAGAATTTGTTGGTATTAATATAAAATTAACATTTTGGCTAGAGTTTACTGTAACATAGTCGACTTCCTCACATCCTGACTGATCCTCAACAGTGACCGTATAAACCCCACTAGATAGATTATTAAAAGTATACGAACTTGTTCCTGTATTTGTTGCGGTTTGATTACCAGTTCCATCACTTTTTATTATAGAATAAGTATATAAACCTGTACCGCCAGTTGTGACTTCAACATAGATGGTACCGTTATCCTCACCACAAGTAGTACCTGTTACATAGGTATCTGCGGTAAAGTTTGATGTGGAATCAACAGTGTATAAACCGGAAAACACACAATTCCCATCAGTTATTGTTAATAAATAATCACCTGATGTTAATTGACTAAAATTTGATGAAGTTGACGATTCTTTGGAGGATATTGAACCACTTTGTCCTGAAAGACTATATGTATATTTTTTATTTCTATCACCAATTAATAAAATGTTTATCTGCCCATTTGCGTTGCCACATGTTGCATTTTTAATATCAACTGAAGCAACATTAAAACTGTCAGGTTGGTTTAATTGTACGGTTACCTTACCACTACAAAGAGCCGCATCAGTAATTATAATTTCGTAACTACCACCAGGTAATCCACTAAAAGTGTAAGTTTGATTATAACTAATATCGATAAACGACCTTGATGGTATATAATATCTATATGGGGCAACTCCATTAATTACTGTTATCGTTATTGATCCATTCTCGTCAAAACACGTTGGCGGGGTTGGATTAACATCAGCAATTGTTACAGGAATAGTTTCGGTTATTACGTCAGTTTTAGTTAAGACGCACCCCTGAGAATCCGTTATTGTCACAGAATACGCACCCGAGGTAAGTCCTGTTATTGAACTACCTGTTAATGGTTGTCCGCTTTGAGGTAAAAATTGAGGATTCGTTATTGATTCCCACAAATACACATAAGGGGGAATACCCGTTAGCCCGGTTACAAATAATTTTCCAACACCACTATTTTCATTCCCACAATCAGCATCATTAACCTTATAAAACCCATAATCCAGTGTTTGTGAATTTTCCACAATAACATTCTCACTAAACCCTGTACATCCACCACCATTATTAGCAACAACATAATAAACTCCACTTGGTAAATCTGTGAATACAAAAAATGTTGTTTCGGTAATACCTGTTTGATATGGGATACCACCCTGATATAAAACAATTGTGGCAGTCCCATTTATATTTTCAGTGGTGGCGGTAATTATACCATTATTCAACCCGCAAGTCGTTGATACCACACCTTCAATATTAACACATGAACTACCTGATGAAACAGTAATATTAATCGTCTCTCGATTATTTTGAGTTGGATCACCTGGCGATCCGCACGAGTCATTTACGGTGAAAACATAAGTACCTGCAGATAATCCTAAATATTCTCTAGGTCCGTTAAATATATTAGTTTCAGTAGTAGGTCCACCATATGGAGGCCACGGATTTGGTTCAAACCAAGTGATACTCATTGGTTCTGATGTGGATGACAAATACAATGTGAATCCACCTGAACCGTTATTTTCACAATCACCTGTAACTGAAAACTGACTAAAATTATATGAACAAGACATTTATTTAAAAACAATTAATTGTAAAATTTATTCCTACGTTAATTTTAAACTCAGAATCTAAATTTAAATTATCACAAGTTATAGTTGATATTGTAACTGTATCTCCAGATATTGTGTAGTCTAACCCATATAAAATTAAACTATCTAACTGTGATTCTAACGCTGATAACCACTGCGTTGATGTCGGATAACTTATTTCAGGAATTGATAAACCTATCCCATTGAAGAATGGGTAGTTTATTATGGTGTTACCTGAAAGAGTCAAATTAACATACCAAGAACTATTTATCGTGTTAACGTCGCAGTTAGGATTATTTGTGTAACTTGATACAACCTCATTTAAAACTCCTCCAAATGAATTACCTATATTAGGGTTACTAGTCCACGGATATATGTCACATGTTGTACTAATCTCAGGGCAATCATATAATAATACCGGTCCAGATATCGTACAAGGATTACAAGGTACTGGAACAATTTGACAACCCCTCTGTCTTCTCCACACGAACTTCTGTCTATGGAAAATTGAATTTTCAAATCTAACACCTGTATTCCAAATTGTAGTCGCCGGAACCATTTGTTCTACCAAACGAATCCAATAGTCTCCAAGTCCTTGGACGTAATCAATCATTTTTTGGTAAGTAAATAAACTATCGGGTATATCTTCAAAGTTTACTGATTTCAAGTACTTCCAATAAACGGACTCTAAGGTTGGGTATCCCCCAGTTTTCCCATTTGTAATGTACTGTCTATCCCTAACATTTATCATATTTTGCCAAAATGTTTGAGCAAACTCAAAAAACGTTTTGTCGGATGGGTTGGGATCTATTAATGTTTTATCTAAAATAGTTTCATTTAGATATGAAGGACAATAACAATTCCCGCTTATAGTATACCCTGTGGACGGTATTGGATAATTATAGTTGTTTGATAGGAACCATACATCGTAAGTTATACCTTGTGCCGGATTTAAATATAAATCAATATTTTTTACATTTAATATTAACCGTTCATCATCAACAAAATAAAATGAATTATTACCATCCGTATTTCTTCTTAATCCAATTTCATTATCTAACCAACTTTTTTTATTATCTATTGTTTTATTTAATGAAAACCCTAGATTAGTATATGGAAAATCTCTAAATCTATTTAAATATTTTTGACCATAAGTGAAATTTTCTAAAACAGTTTGATAATTAGGATTTTGACCTGTGAATGTACTTGAAGTAGCATCAAATAACTCATTGGATCTATGTTGTGCCGTTTGTTCAAACCAACCCGAACCAATTTGGAAGTAGAAACTGTCAGTATTTTCAGGGGATCTCGGATAACCTTCATCATCAACCGGAAAATCTTCTCTTCCTAAAGAAACGTCTTCAATTGATGTTTGTGTTGTAAACCCTGTAAACACCCTTCCTAATATTTTAAAGGTATTTGTTGGTTCCAATACGGGTGTTTCTTGCGAATATGTCCCCCCTGTTATTTGTGCAAACTCAGAGTTAAATTGGTTCATGTTTATTTTTTGATCCGCAATATAGATATATTCATTAAAATCAACTAAAGCTTCTGGAGCACCTATTAATCTTAATAGATTTTCTATTGAACTTCTAGTCCCTTTTGATTTAAAAAGATACGCCGAATTTAAAATTAAGTTTCGGTAAAATTGATAACTAATTTCATCAGGTGTTGATGACACTGGTACTCCCTGAAACTGACTTGGTGTGTTATTATCAAAAATAGAATTTAAGAAATTCTCATTTGTGATAGGTGAGATATTTTCGGACCATCCTAATGTTTGAGATAGATTTTTTAAGAGTTGTGATGGTATATCATTTTTAATATTATAGTTAACCGAATTCATGTACGCCAATGAATCGGCGAATACCTTGACCTGATCAAAACTTCTACCATAAATCTCCAATAGTTTAGTAATTTTTTGATCATTTGTGTCAAAATCTTTAAAGGCACCAGTCGTTAAAAATCTAACGATCAATTTGGTTTTGAATTCGTCCAAATTTTCTGCAAATAGATTCAGTTTTTCTAAGTAATTAGTGAATCTAGACGTTATTATATCCAAATTCCATTGACCATAAGTCGGCCATGTAATAGATTCTGTTGTCACATAAGTTTTTCCATCATCAGACTCTTTAAAAACAGTAAATTTTGCTGTATATATTGGACTTGTTTTTCTGTTTAATAAAAACTTTTCAACCTCATCAAAACTTTCGTTAAATACCATTTCAGTGGTCATGGAGTTTAATCGTATTAATAGATTGTCATAGACAATTGTTTTACCTGAAAAAGGATTTCCTTTAACATTCAACTTTAGAGTTCCTGTTAATAAAGAAGTGGTGGGGATTAAAAATGTAACATCATATGATGAACCACTATAGTCAAGTACGTATTTGTTATAATTAACGGTCATATCACGTAATGGAGACACTTCAATCTCACTCAACTGAATATTTCTAGTTGAATTATCGGTAAAATCAATTGAGAATGGGTTTTGAATTCTACTAACGTCAATCTCCATATATGTTTCATCGTTTGACGAATTGTAAGTAATATTTGTTGCTGTTGATCCTGTCGTATAATTTGGACCTACAAAGGGTATTTCAATTCCAGCCGGAAAATAGTTAATTATTTTGGTTATTGAGACTGATAGTCGTTTAACCAGTGAACCGTACTGAGAAAACGAAGTTACATTACTTAAATCAAAATTTGGATATACTTTAAAATTTTTTTCAATAATCGCTTTTGACTCTTCAATGTTTTTTACACCCATAGAGTCTAAGGTTATAGGATCCGAAAAAGTACCTATTACAAATTCCCTATCAGATTTTTCAGTTATTGATGTTGTAAACTCAAAATTACCTTGTGTTAGACCACCCCCATCAACAATCTGAAACCCTACCAGATTGTCTGAGAATGTGTTACCAGCAGTTGCCTGTTGTGGTGGACAAGTGTATTTTTTAGCCATTATTCTGTTATATTTGAAAAGTTTTTACTATAATCTATATTCCCATTTCTATCTTGTCTAACTTCGTATAATAGACTATCGAATTCATCTCTGACTTCATAAAGATTATATTGTCTGAAAATATTATTATTCTTATCGTAAATGGTGTAAATACCATCATCCATTGATTTTGTTTGATTACCGTACAATGCAATTGCTAAAGTAGAAATATCGTCTTCAACAATTTCCACCTCAACATTTATCGGATTAAAATAGGTATTGGTGATTATAACATTTTGATTTGGTTGACCAATGAATGGGGTGGCATTTGGTTTGTTAGTTGGTGAAGAAGACGGCGATAAAGTACAAAACATTAAATTAGTAGGACCGTCAACATACCTATATCTTATAGCCTTTTGTGTACTATTTGTTAAATTTTCAGTAACAGGTTCACAAAAAAATGAAGATGTAATTATTCTAAAAAAATTAGGAATTTTTGACCCGTCAGAATTTAGATATTCCACTCTAAATCCTACCAAACCTTGAGCTACAAATTTATTTCTAAATTCAGTGGGAACTTGGTCTAAATTAAAGATCAGTCCCTTAACATTCGGTAAAGCCGATAATACTCCGCAGTCATTAATTACGGTCCTAATCTGTGCTGGTCTAATATATATATTATATATACCTAAAGCGTTAAATTGATCTGAAGGTAATTTTAAATTATATAACCCACCTAATATTTCAATATCCGGGTTACCTCCAGTTTCTGAATTATTAAAATAAGGTCTTAAAACTTCTTGAGAGTTTAAAGTCGTTAATGTAAAATTATCAGTATCGTCTCTACTTGGGGTGTAATTAACTATAATTTCAACATCTTCGGGTGATACATCCGCAGGTCTTATAGTTCCATAACTTCCTGTTGCCATTTTATTTTTTTTTATAAATACTTTTATTTAAGTTTTTGTGACTTTGAAAAATTTATATCCGTAAGAGGTTAATCCCCCTATTGTTGATACTTCATTTAATCTTCTCACTTTTTCGAATGCCGATACTTTTCCTCTTTCAATATAGACATTTGAAAATATTTCAGGTTCACTAATTATATTCATTAAAAGTTCGTCTTTTGTTATACCTGTTGAAATTAACCAATCACCGGTTAATCCCGATGAATTTAAAATAAAAATGGTCGTACCGTCGTTAAAGTCATAGTATTCGGTGTCATTTAATTTATAACTAACCCCTAATCCATCGGGTGTATCCCCATAATAAACCCCTACACTACCACTACTACCTGTTATTTGTTGATTTAACTTAAAAGATTTTCCATTTTTTTGGGCGGTCCCTTTATATACTGATAAGTCACTTAAAGATGAATTTGTATATCCTGTAACTAAAAACGGTATTTGTGTGAATACTGAACCTGTAAAATCAGAGATATTCGGGTTTGAATCTCCTGAAAAAATAAAATCATATGAAATAGGGGTTCCGGACCAAGACCCTGACTGAGGTATAAAATAAGCGGTCCCATTTGGATTTGTGATAGTATTACCTGTGAATGGTATTTTTATTTTTTTCTTGATTATGGACACCCCGAAATTTGTTGATCCAGTCATGGTTATGGTGTACTCATTTGGGGTTAAGGGGTATGAGTGTGAGGTATAATTTGGTGCAAAATTAGATACTATTTGTATTGGTGTATTATCGCCCCAATCTACTTTAAATGTAGATTCTTTTAAAAATTTTTTATATTCTTTTTCAGATGTATTATACAAATATATTATGGATGAATTAATACCTGTAACTGCAGAAAATAAAAAATTAGTAATAACATCTTTTTGTAATATCGCACCGTCAAAAACCGAATAATAACCGATATCTACAACATTTTGAGTAAATAATATAGGTATAGTCAAACCCGTCATTAGTGAAGTACCCCCAGTATTACCTGTTAATACTTGTTGCATGGTTAAAATAACACCTGTTCTACCAGTAATTACCACATTATTTTCGGTGTATGATGTAAAATCACAACACTCCTTATCAATCGTAAATGTCACACCTGTAGAAGCTGTATAAACTACTGTAGTTAAATCACTTTTTATAACTTCTGGTGATATTTTTATATAATATTTATTTTCCATATTATGGATTCACATATTCATACCATTTTATTGGGTTATTAACCCCACCAACTCTAACATCTTGACCTATCACATAATCAAATATCTCATAGGTATAATCACTATAATTAAGTTTTACTTTATAATAAAAATATAGATCTGAATTAAATGTAAATTTATTAGACGAAAGAATGTTGCCACCCTGACTTCTGTTTATTAACCTAATAAATTGTCCTGTAGAACCATTAAAAAACTTAGCACTCATATAGAAAGTGTCTATATTAAAAAACTCCCTTGATTTTAACCAATATATAAAATAACCTTCCTTTTGATTGATATAATCCAAATTATACTTTGGTACACTTATCTTAACACTTGGTAAGTATTGAGATATTAAACCATCAATGTCTGAACTTTGATTTGCCGGTAAAATGATTGTGAAATAATTTTTTTGAGTTTTATTTTCATTAGTATCGTAAAAATCTAGTTTAAAAAACGAATTTAAAAATGGCTTGGTTGTATAGTAGATTTCTTGGTCTGTAAACCCCTGACTATTATATGTTAAACCCCACTTAGACGAATCCGCAGTTAATATATCCTGAGTTAATCCCGTATAAAAATAAAAATCATAATTAACTGAGGTATCGAATGAATTTAAATACTGTTTATTTTGAAATCTAGATAATTCAAAATCTTTAGGTTGACCGATTGCCTTTTCCACAGTCTCTCTCTGAAACACATCTATCGCATCATCTTGACCATAGGTGTCCCATTTCAATTCAATTGGTATATCTAGTTGCCTATCGAGTGTTGACCTTAGTATTTTTATCTTATTCACATTCATCTGTAGTTGGTAAAGGTACTGTGTTTAAATTTATTGAGGACGTTCCTTCGGGAATCAATCGAAATATAATATTCGTATACGGATAATGAACTCCATTTAAAAATGGGTAATCAACCCCAACACCATCATTATCAACAAATCCATATTGATAGATATCTCTCCATATAAAATTTTTTGTTGAGTCGTTATATGTAGCCCAATCAGGTATACCGCTTGTGGTTTCACTATTACCATCCTCAAGATATGGGGAAAACGATCTAATCGTTATAGGGTAGTGTACTTGATAATAAAAACCAAGTGGGTTTAATTCATTGGATTGGTTGGTTAAGTTAATATCAAAAACATTTTCATTATATATTATTTTATGGTATATATTTGAAATTACCCTTTCTGTATATTCTGAATTATTCCATTCGCAAAAATCTCCGTCTATGACATCGTCTTTAACCATGGGTTTATTGGAATAAAATATTTTTTGTATATTATTAAAACTTTCTTTTACATATGACTCAGTTTCAATTCCAACATAAGAATTGGGGTTTTGATTTTGAGGATCATTATCCCACCAATCATTAGGTTGACCATCTCTTAATGGAATGTTAAAATCAAATCCCTGTTTTAGCGCGTATTGTGAATATGTCGGTTTAGATGTCCATCCTAATTCCCCGATCCATTGGAAAGTAAAATATAATTCGGTTAAAGGTCTTTGTTGGTTATCAATTAAACCTCCAATATCTAAATTATCACTAAAAGATAGATTATACGTTTGACTACCTTCTTTTACTGAAATTCTAGAGATTTGATTTGGAGTTAATGCCGATGGTTCATATTGTTTTTGGACTTTAAAAGGATTTAACTCGAACCCCGCATTTGTTAATACAGATTGACTTTGATTTGTTAAAATTTTGTGTTTTCTTACATAATATTCTGACTTTGTTGATTCAACATTATTACCATCAATTACTCTTTTAAATGTTCCAGTAGTACCATCTAAAAAAGTATTTCCTGTGTATCCAATATTACTAATACTAAATATAAATAAATCTGAATTAAACCCACCGTCACCTAATTGTTCCACTTGAAATACATTTCTACCGTCGTAGTTAATAGAAAGTTCTACAAACTCACCGACACTTAAACCATGTTTGCAAACCGATCTAAATGTTATTAAATTCCTACCGTTAGATGTTGTATTACTGATTATAAAGGGTAACCCATTAACACTGTTCCAAAACAGATCTTGATTTGTTTGAGGTTCTACCGCATACATAGATTTTTGAACGTTTTCAAAAGGATAGCTTAGAAAAAAATTCCAATTATAAGACGAAGCACTAGTACTTACAAAATTTATTTGACCGTTTGTGTTAGGTGTGGTATAACCGTCCGTATCATTATCAGTTCTCATTAAATCAAATTCGTTATATAGTGGATATCCGGACCAATAAACATTACTGTTTCCGTTACTACAAAACTGACGACTAGACTCCAAAGCATTAACATAATATAAATTCTCATAGAATGGTTTATAATTTGTTTCACCGAAGTATGTATTTTTAAATAAAAAAGTTATTTTAGATAGAGGTCTAAATTTATTAGATGTTTGCCTTTCGTTGTCAAAAACATCATTTAGGTCGATATTTTCACTCCTATCATACTCTATAATATTTTTAGAAGTTTGGACTAACGGCACATCAATCATCGAGCTGACATTAGGTGCCGACTTATATCTTTTTGTACTTAAAACAATTTTGGTATTATCCATATCACTCGGTCAATTCTTCTGTGTTAATCCATTTGGCGGCAAACCTATCGAAAGCGCTACCACCTTTAGTTAATCCGAAATAAAAATAGAACGGGGCACCCATTAAATATTTATTAGGTATTCCAGGCTCTGGTTTATAATCAAATTCGTTTGTTTCAGGATTTATCGATCCATTATCCACGTTATAAATCCAACCTTTATGGTATTTTATTTGATTAATTCCCGCATCGGGTTGAAACGTTTTAGATGATGGTTCTAATCTATTAATACTTTGATAAGTATATTTAAACGCATTATTACCTCCTAAATCCCACTCATTTTCTTGAGTTCCAAAAATATTTTGATTTGATCCATTTTGTTTAATGTCCCATAAATAAAAAGGAACTTCTTGCGAATTCAACGGAATAAAACTATAAGAACACACATTATCCACATCACCATCTGAATTGTATACCGTAATATTAGGGGATATATAATCTCTTATTTGGCTGTTTCCTGTATAAAATATACCAAATGTAATATCTCCGACATTTTGAACTCCTGAGGGAAAGTAAAGTGGGGAATTATAGGTTAATAAGTCTTGAGGTTCAGGATAATCCTCAGGGTCATAAGGGGCAATACCAAATTGAGAATTTGTTGCAATCATTTGTGCGAAGTCCGAATCTACCATTCTCTTTTCTCTTGAGAAAAATCTTAAAATATTAACTCCTTCCCCTTGTTGGAACAAGGCTCCGAATGAAGTATTTGCAAATCTAGATAGTATAAATAAGTTTAGTATATCGGAGGTATCACCAAAAGTGGTTGATTCTAATTTATTAACAATATACCCATCCCAATTACCACTTTGTGATAAAAATTTTTGTAATTCGTCTCGGGGTCCTAAATCCATTATAGTAGTTGGGAACATTAGATCTTTTTTATTTCCTATCTGTTCATTATTTAATGGATTTGTATATCCTTCTCTACCTATAAATTCATTAGTACTATCTTTATAGGGTGAACTTCTATAATAGTAATTAAAAGTATCGGGATGTAAAAATACGGTTTCATTACAAAATTTATTGTAAGGTTGGTTAGGTGGATTATCGTTTGGTCCGGTAAAAAATCTTGAGTTTTTAAACGGAAACATATATAAAGTACCGTTTATCCAATTATTTACAAAAGTGTGAGAAAATACTTCTCTACAAGCGCCAAAATTTATATTAATACGTGATAACCACTCTGTAACTAATTGTAAGTCTTTTCTTAGGTTATTACCTAAATAAGGTGGGTGTACCAAAGAATAACATGACCCCTGAATAAAGAACCTTTCGTTAGTACCTGGATAGTATTGACATATCGGTTCAGGTAGAATTGTAATGGTATCATTTGAATTTTGATAACACTGTATCGGTACCAATGATTCGCAACTAAAACTATTTAATAATGTTGCAGTTTGACCTGTAACCTCTTCCTCAGGAGATGCAGTGCTAAAGGATGGTGTGTTTAAACCAGGGTCAGGACTAACGCTATTACCATTTTCAGATATTTCCAAAATTAAAAATTGACCGTTATTCATTCCTTGGTAACTATTATTACCGAAAGTTTGGACGAATTCAGACGTGGGCATCCTATCGGTTCTCATTACAATTTTCTGTGAATTTGTCATATTAATACTTGTCGTACTAACATACATTGGTGAAAAATAAATCGATTCAAGACTTTGTTCAATGTCTCCTCCTGAGTTAGTTCTCATACCAATAACTGAACCTCCTTCAACACTTTCTCCTACTATGTAATTCGCGCCATACTCTACCAAAGGACTATTGTCATTGTCTTTACCGTATCGATTAGAAATACTAATTCTGAGACCTCTACTAACATTATTTACAATCGTGTAACTTCCAACCGTATTAAATAATTGTGTGAAAGGTCCGGGAGTTGATGGTGAGAATGATGTATTGATTTCATCTAAAGATGAATAATATGATACCTTATCATTAAAATACGAGGTCCATTGATTACCAGGTGAAAAATGATAAGATGGAAAATAAATTCTACCTTTAGAGTATGAATCATCTGTAGAATTGTTCGTTTGGATATTATCGTGTTTAACACATCTTTGAGCATTTTGTTTAGCATCTGATTGTGATGAACCTACAGATTCATCACCAAAATCTAAACCATCATTAGGTTGTAAAGGTATGTTTAATTTAAAATCCCCATTTACGGACACGTCCCAATGATTATCTCTACAAAATAACCTACCTATCCCATATTTAACTTTTTGTCTAGTCGAATGGGGGTCAACACCTCTAACCATTATCGTTATATATGTATTATTCTTTTCTTGGAAAATTTGCCAAGCTGACAAACTAGTAAAAAAACTAGAAGAAGGTGATGGTATAATAGTAAATCGATATACATCGGTAAACGCATCAAAAACTCTATTTCTAAAAGATTTTTGATAACCGTTGTTACCTGGGGAACATCCATCCAACCCATCAATGATATTTACATATTGCGAATATGTAATAGACGTTAATACTTGGAAGTATTCTACATCGGTTGGAAATTTTAAAAATTTATCGTCATCATTTTCGTTTTGTACAACATTATAAGTTGTTAGTACCCTGTGTCCTGTGATTGGATCTGTTGATGATACTGTTACTTCTTGTAAGTTAATTGGTGTTCCTGTTATTGCAAAATTACCGAATTCGTTCTCAGTTGTTGAACTTAAGTTAACGTCAGAGGTATTAAAGACGTTTTGGAACGATAGTAAAGTACCTGAATCGTATTGATTTTCGGTTAAAAGAACCAAAGTATTATCATAATGATATGTACTATCAGGATTTAATTCGTAATTAAAATTTACTTTAATTTGATTGGTTCCACCTCCGACATCGATATTACCAACTGTTGCGGTATTAAATAAATTAACCCCGTTTAAATTTGGATCGGTAGTGTCAGAATAAGCCCCGAAAAATTTACCCTTAAAACTCATTAAATTAACTCTTTCTGCTAGCGGTAGTTTCTGAGTAAAATAAAGTCTTAAATCGGTGTCTTGTGAATCCACGTACACTCTAGGAGTTCTGAATGCATAACTGGTACCTAATAAATTACTTTCATACGTACCAACAGTTTGCTGAACAATTTGTGAGGTAATCTCATCTTGAGCTCCAGGATCTAAAAATAAATCTTGATTAATAACATCAGCTAAGACTGAATTATTAACAAATGGATTCGCGTTTTGTTGGTCAAATGTACTCGGTATTGGACTGGCGGTAGCTTTACAACTACAAAGTTCACAATCAGGGAATGTGAACATAGGTATATTAACATTTGAAAAATTTTCTTGAATCTCTCTTAATCGATTGTTATTACCGGGTAATACATCGATTAAAATTTGCAGTAGTTGGCAAATAACGTGATAGATTACCACAGTCACTTTTAATAAAATTGAGATAAAAGAAGTTGTTAATACAAATAATATGAATAATAAATCAAATTTAAATTGGCCGTCATTTGCTGGAAATTTGTTATTGGTACTTTCACACTCTTCGTCAGTTATATTCTTAATACCTAAATAACGTCTTAACGCATTTCCTTTTCTATATCTTGTTATAAGTTGAGATATGGTATAGACTTTGTTATAAGACATGTCATAAAAAGTGTCATTACAGTCAATTGCATCTCGTATCATTTGTTCTCCTTGAGCGGTTATTCCTGAATACCCATAATCGTTCCAATCTAAACTAAACGCATATGAGGATTTAAGTAACTGATAATTTATATTGTTCACTATAATCGGATCTACATCACTACTATTCCAACCGTGTTCTTTTATATTAGGTATTAAAAAATTAGCTCTTTTGATGGGTGCAGATAAATCAGGTGATTGATTCCATTTAACTTTGAATCGGTATTTAGCTCTTGTAGGTATACCTTTTCTTTCATCGTTAGAAAATACCTGTTCTCCGAATTCATTCGTCACAATGTAGTCCATGTTCATGGGTAGATCAACTAACCAAGTACCGTTTTCATCTATTACATTACCATTATTTTCTAATTCGTATTCTTCTAATATCGGTTTACCTGTATTATCTTGTTGTATCGTTTGTCTTATTGCCAATATTTGGCCAGGTCCCGACACTAAGGAACACATTTGTCCATTTTTTAATGGTGGTTTACATCTTTTTTTAACCGCAGATTTGTCTGTGTCTGAAAATATGGAACCCATAAATATTGAGGTAGGTTTGATCTCAATATTAGCCTCAGAAGTTAAATCAAAATCAGTTCTATTTATCGATACTTGACATAATTCCTCATCACCCCATAATGGAGCAACCTCAACCTCTTTATTGATTCTGATAATTTGAGGTAGCGTTGTTATATTTTCAGATGACTTAAATGTCGTACCATTAACTTGATTTTCGGTTGCAATACCTAATCTAATTAAATCTTGAGGTGATTGTGAAAAAGGTCCGATGTCAGATAAATCAACATTCATGATCAATGTTTGAGACCCGACAGGTACTCCAAATATCATATAGTCACCACTATCGTTTGTCGTTACCGTAAATTTGTAGTACTTGTCATATATTTCAATAGCGGTTGGGTTTGTTAAAACATCTTCTAAATCAGGAAAAGAACCTGTAGCTGAATGACCAGGATATGATGGTTTATATGGTAATAAATTATATTTATAACCATCCTCATTGACATCTTCGAATGTTTTATAGGGGTAAATCGAACTTATTATCGGATTATTCTCATCTTCTTGAGTTATTGGTATAAAAATAGATAATTTAGCATTTGGTATTCCAAAACCATCATTAACAGATACTCTTCCAGCAACAACACCATAATCGGCACATTGTCTTACATATAACTCTGTTTGGGATAATTTTAATGAAAGTATTTCTAAAAACTCAAAATCTTGTTCTAAGTTCACATTAACCTGTCTATCGACCCCAATTTGAGTCCTAATTCTCATTGATTTTGACATTTACTATTTTTTTAGATAAATAGTTTATATTCTATTTTCATAAAATAGTGAATATCATTTAAAAATAAATCAATTAACTAAAGTTGACCGTTTTTAGATTTTTAACCCTAACACTAATATCTTGACCAGGTAATCTTACTTGGTAAATTTGAGTCGGTTCCGCAAAGATAGTGTCATCAATTAGTTCTATTTGTCTGGTCGTTGAGTCAATATACCTTTGAGAGGTTTGTGATGACGAGTACTGTCCTCCAACTAAATTAAATACATCAATTTTAGTAATTGATAAAACTCCGTTTAAATTTTGTATTTGTCTTTTTATTTCCGAAACATAAACATTCTCACCCATTTCTCGATTACTAGGTGAGAAGTAATTGGATATTATGTCAACAATTTGAGTAATAATAGTCCCTTGATTTTGACTTGAATCTAAAACTACATAGATGTCAAATTTTAAATCTAAAACTTGAGCACTTTCAACTACCACATAATCATTAATCATTCGATAATTTGAAAGATAATTTGCAATATTGCTTTTTAAGGTGTTAGAAATTACGTTAGTTAATTTACCTGTTGAGTCAAAACTTAAACATTGTACTTTAATTTTATTATCTTGTTCAGTTATCGCAACTTTAGCCGGTGCACCGAATTGTGATGGCATATTACGTATTAATGATTCATAATCATTAATGGTAACAGCTCTTTTTTGTGCCGCAAAATTATACGTTACATAATTTCTTACTTCCTCAATAGATGGAAGATTAGCTCCCCCAATTGCCGCGGTGGTATTCGTACAACTTAATGAATTAATAACTACCGTATTTTGCGTTTGTGAGGGTCCGTTAACTTGAAAATTTATAGTCCCTAACTGATTAATTACATTAACACCTAAATTAGATGATATTCCTCCTCCAATTCTGTATTGAATGAAAAGAGTTGAGTTTGACTTTAACGTACTACCTAATGCAAAATTGTTAGAATATTTTTGTAGATTTAAGGGATTTCCTGTAGCGGCAAATTCTCTAAGTTGTTCATCCGCAGATTGAC